CCAACGGCACGAACCATTTGGAGAGGAACATATGGGCAATAGAACAGACCTGCGTCATAAGGTGAAGAACCCTTATAACCAACAACGTAGTATTGGTCAGGTGAAATGTTTGCCGAATATGGATCGATATATACTCTCCACTTGCCCATCAGAACACCAGCGAAGGTGTTACCGGTGTCATCGACATTGAGGTTGGCGTTCAGAGCAGGGGTGTAGTCAAGTACACCTGCCATTGACAGTGCCGAAGCAACGTCAGCAGAGCACATGATTACGTTGCCCTTTCCTCTACGAGTGCGCTGTGCAATTGCGTTAGCATCACGCTCGATTTGGAACAGAAGACCCTTGAACTTCTCAACTGACCAACGACCATTTGAATCAACGTCCAGGTCAAAAGTACCTTGAGTTGCTACGTTGGTTTGTGCGCCAGCTTCAGCCGACTTATAGATGGTGCGGATAACTTCGCGGTTGATTTCAGCAAGAATCTCAGCCGACAGAATGTTGGCGAGTTCTGCTTCTGCATTCAGACCGTGAATTGCCTTCAGGTCCTGAGCGAGTTCGAGTGAATACTCAGCTTTCAGAGCGCGTGAACGTGCAGTAACGGTGACCTTCTCGATCGAGAATGCCATCTCGTTGAAATCAGGACCAGTTCCGTCGCCAAGTGCTTCAGAAGCAGCGGTCTCCATTCCAGTACCAACTGTATAGTTGCCCTGTACACCACTAGTATTCAGAATGTCCGGGTTTGATGAACCGAGACCAACACCAGTAGTAGAACCAATACCAGTTGCATTGAATCCACGGCTATCTGCACCCGAGAATTCAGTCTTTGCTTCGTCAAACAGTGCTTCTGCACCGTCTTGTGAAGTGTAGCGTGAACGCATCGCGAAGATCAGTCCAGTAGGACCAGTCATTGGCTGAACACCTGCCAGGTCATAAGCGACCAGGTTAGGCATTGAACGACGGATCAGTGAAATCAGAACGGGATCGAAACCTGCAACGGTTTGACCACCAGTACTGGTGTAACCACCATTACCGACGCTATTAGTAGGAGATGCCTCAGTCAGGAATGAACCAGACTGATTGAAATCCTGTTGCTCTCTTAAAAATCTTTCTTGGTTCTCAAGCAGGGTAGCGGTTACAGCTCTCTTGTGTGAATCTTTGATTGCATCAAGACCCTCATAATTGAGGAGAGGTGCCCACTTTTCCTGCAGATGCTCGGATTGGAACATTTGCTTTTACCTTTATAAGTGTTTATTTTGGGGTTTGAATTATATTAAATTCAATTATTTGCTAAATTTCGAAAGTGTCTTCAGATAACCAGCCATCGCATTCGAAATATCTTCTGGTGCGCTGTCTACTCCTTCCGACAGAGTTTCGGTCTTAGCTGATGAAGTTGCTTTCTTTGAGGGGAAATATGACTCCCTCAGCATCTCCAGTTTTTCACGATATTCTTCTTCACTTTCAAACTCAACACTTTCGGAAAGTGAAGCGAGCTTGTCTTTCTGAGAATGTGCGAGACCCTCAGAAATTTCGTCAAAGATTCCGTTAGCAACCGACTCTGCGAGACGCTTGTTTAAGGAAACGTTCTTTTCGATTTGCTCGTTGAGTTTTGTTTCCATTTCATCAAGTTTTTCTACCATGCTATTAAGCACATCATATTTATCTTCAGGGATTGTTACATAATGTTCTTCAAAAAGACCCTTCAGTCCAGTCATGAAGGATTCGGTCAACTCCTCCTTCAGACCTGATTGAACTGCCAAATTATTTTCTACGAACCACTCTTCTGCTACATACTCCAAATAGGAATCAACTCTTTCAGAGAGTGCTTCTTTGATTTCTTCTACTTCTTCGATAAGCTTTTGCTCATACTGAACTTCGAATGCTTCCTTAATTTCAGAAACCTTCGATCTCAGAGCAGCCTCAAAGATTACCTTTGCTTTCTCTTGGAACTCTTCAGAAAGTTCTTCACCTTCTAAGAGTGCATTGACATCTTCTTCGATTTGGAACTCATCTTCCGACGAATCTTCACTTACTGTTACTTCTTCCTCTTCTTCCAGTTCTTCGGATGTCTCGTCTACCGACTCATCCTCAGCAATTTCTTCTGCGGACTCATCTACGATTTCCTCTTCAATTACTTCTTCAGCATCAAGATCCTCATCTTCCTTCACTGCACCAGCAGGAAGTTTTTGCATTCCATCAGCAGCACCTGCTGACTTATTTACAACATCTCTAACTTGCTTGAGCGTTGCACCTGGAGTCTTCAGCATTGCTGAATTATCCTCAGTCTTGTAATTTTCTGGGGTAGGACCACCAAGATCCTCTACATTTCCTAACTGTGTGCCAGGATCTGCCATTTTAGGCATTGGGTCAGCAGCTGCTGCGCCTTTGGTTACTACGTTTTCCATTTCTTGTAAATTG